TGAAGTCGCCTACGATCTCTATTTTGTCTTGTACTGTTTCTTCTGTTAGTGCCATCGTTTATCTCCTGTGATGGTTGGACTGTCCGACCCAAAGCTATGCAGTGGGTTAATTATCCTCCGACATAATAAGTAACAAACCCACGGCAATCTGAACCGCTGCCAACTTTGTCAGTCACGTCAATAACAGTTGTGGTGTTGTTTGTTCCTGTTTGTTTGTATAAAAATATAGAACTGGTATTATCTGGAACTACGACCATTATATAATCGCCATCAAGACCCGTAAATCCGTTCACACTAAAAGAACCAACAGCGTCACCATTAAAGTTTGACATCCAATTTGCAGCAAAGGGCAGGCCGCTTATTTGTATAATTCCCGATCCCGCTGTTGTTGTGGCGATGTTGGTAAGATTGCACCAAGCTGTAACCTGATCACCTATTTTTATATAGTGACCTTGTTGTTCTCCATAGGTGTAACTTCCCGCAGAGGTGCCGCCCCTAAACACTGGTGTCCATGTTCCGCTTTCATAGTCATCCAGCTTATTAGCCGACCCAGTGCCGCCAAGGTAGACACCGCCAGAGAGGTAGAGGTCTTTGAAGCGAGAGTCAGAAGTTCCTAAGTCATTGACACCATCTGATGTTCCGTTAGCCATAGTTCTTGGCCTAACTGTACCAGTTTGAAATGAAAGGCCGCAGTTATTGGAGCCAACAATAATGTTTGAACCATCTTTAGAAGCAATACTCCCCACAGTGGTGCCGTCTTTGCGGAATGTAGCAATAGCACCATCCGTAGATGTACGGTTGAACATAGCAACACCACCATCTCTCGCAACTTGAAGCTCACCACTTATTACTCCAAAGCCAGTATCTGTACCTGTGTTGTTACTTAGGTTTGTGTCTGTAGTCCCCACCAACACGTTACCGCTGCTGTCCAGCGTCATAGCTGTAGATGTTGCATTGTCGTCTATGCCGTTTGACGTGAATGAGCCTACTTTGACATTATCCTTATCCTGATACGCCATCGTACCAAGGTCAGCATTTGTAGGCACCTGATCGGGGTTTGTTCCTGTAAGTTTAGCCATTATTCATCTCCTGCCCATTTGCGATAGGGCGTTGCAGGTGCAGTCACAGTCGGTAGTTCCGCTTCCTGTGCATCCGTAAGGTCTTCACGAAGGTTTGCGTGGTAGCCATCAATCGCTTCCATCTCAGGGTATTCCATGCCGTCCTCAGAGGTCAGCATAGTGCCTGTCTCACGATACATGGTGCCGATGATGTCTAGCATATTGCTTAGACTGCGCCATTCGTATGCACCGCTAGGGCCATCCCATTCTGTCTCTGGGTCTAAGTCGGCAGGGCGACTGTTCAGTGGGTCTTCTGGATCGTAATCCTTAACCGCCAGATCAGCCGCTTCTAGTGCAGTCCAGAGGGCTTGTTCGTCAGTGGCTTTGAGGTAATAGGTAGCCATGTCTTATTCCTCCGTCATTGCAGTTAAAGTGTCATCAGAAAGACGTTCTGGGAAGAAGGTAAACTTCTTAAAATGTGCGTTAAGGAAACGGCTAGAACTGTTACCCGAACCCAAGAATATACCTTGCGTTTGGTCTATTTCACTTACCCTCTTAGCGGAACTATTACCCGCTGTTGTTGTGCCGTTATATGACAGGCTTATCCCTTCGTAGTTTTTCCAAGAAGCGGCTAGTTTATAATCACCGTAAGTAATGGTGCCGTTACCAGTGGAGTGATCTTGTAATGATGGACTGTCTTGAAAATACATTGATCCAACACTTGCACCAAAAGCCCATAGCCAATAACCACCTTGTGCTATTCGTGGGTAAGAGTTTGCTAGTTCGTGATCGAAGGAAATGTCAGCAAACATAGTTCCTTGGTCATTTCGCCAACCAACATCACCATAATAGAAGTAAACGTCTTCCCTCGCCCTAGTCACAGTAGACCCAGAGGTGGGGATGTATGACGTTGGGAAGGAGCCGACTTCTATTTGTGCGCCCCAACACAATGTATAGTCATAACCATTACCCGCATAAAGTGAGGCTTCGCCAATATGAAATCTGAACAATAAACTTGGATTAGGTAGAGTTGCTGGTGTTGTGTATGTTGCTGATACTCTATACCAGCCATTGCCTACGTCCGTTATTGTGGCATCATCTATATCACTGGGCTGTGAAGTAATTGTACCATTATCTAAATCAAAAACAGTGCGTAAATCATAACTACCGTTTGCAAAAACACTCCGCAAGAAATGATATTGATAAGAACCTTTCTTTACAAACTGAGACATCGTATATGTGGTATTTGTACTAACAGAAACTGTTGTTGCATGAACATAATGATCTGCCGTATTAAAAGTAGTTGGAGTAGCTTGAATCGCAGTATTAGAGCCATCAGGTGCAATAGAAAAACCAGTCACCGTAGCATACTGAAATCCATAACTGGTAGAATCAGAATCAGGCATCAAATTCGTCCTAGCTTCCTCAATCAGCAAGCCCTTGCTTTCACCTGTCACTGGATCGTGGTCAAACCGTGCCTCACCTGATGCCGCTGTTTGCAGCACTGGCTGGTACTTCACGATGGGGCTAGAGGTGGTTGGGGTGTAGGCTGTGGCACTAGACCGTTGTTCTCTTTGGTATCCCCACAAATAAAAAGCGGCAGAACCCGATCCTACATAGACTTCTCCGTTACCTGTTGAAGAACTGTTGCCGCCAATAGGTGCTGAATCTTCTCCACTGGATGTCGCTGTATCGACTACAACACAGCGGTACCAACTGTTTCCAACAGATGTTATAGTAGCACTTTCGGCAGAACTACTATCAGTGACCGTACCATTTTGTATGTCAAAGATAACCCTACACCCAAATCTAGTGCTAAGGTTCAATTGAATATATTGACGACCTGCGTATTTGATATAAAAGCTGAAAGCATACGTTTTGCCTGAAACAACTGTTTCACCCGCATATATACGATGCGTTTCGTCGTTTGACGTTTCCGAAAGTAAAAACGCCGTGCTTGTACCATCAGGAGCCGACTGACTACCCGTAGGAGAAGTTAGACCCACTTTTGTCCAATAAGAGTTTCCGAAATCCTGAGAATACTTGTACAAATTCTCCTCAGCCTTAGTCGTCGTCTTACCATCCCAGTAAGTCGCAGTGCTGCCACGGGTAAATGTGATGCGTGGATCAAGGGTCTTGCTGTTCGCAAAGTCTAGCAACAAGCTAGGGCGAATGTCGGGGAGGCTTTCGTTATTCAGGATGCGCTTGTCATCGCTGATAACCTCTGTGCCAGCAATCTTAATAGCCATCTTCGGATACTCCTATTAGCTAATGGTTGCGTTTGCTTCGACGTTACCGACCACCTGAAGGTTGCCAGATGCGTCCAGTTTCATCTTGTTTGTGCCGCCTGTGGCGAAATAAAGGGAGCCGCCGCTTTCGGTTATTGTCCAGCCGTTGAGTTCTAGGGCAACGCCAGAGGCAAGCTGTAGTTCTTCATCAGAGGCTGACCACGTTAGTTTTTGCGTGGTGCCTGTGTCCTCGTAGAAGCTGATGTCGCCGTTTTCAGAGGCGTTAAATATGTTCCCTGTTCCACCACCATGAGTGATGCCAAAAGATGTGGCTCCTTGGTCATCGTCATTATCAATGTCAATCCGCAGACCCTGCTTTACGTTAATAAAATTATTACCCGTTGTGCCTGTGAAATTAATGCTGGCGTTATTAGTTTCTAATGTCAGCCCATCGCTGGTCAAAGTACCCGTGATGTCTACGCCTGTGCTGGTGGTTTCTAGCTTTGTTCCGTTGTTGTGATAGAGACGAACATAAGAGCCAGACACACCACGAAAATAGTTTGCTCCAGAAGTGTCCTCTAAAACAATATCGGTTGCACCTTGAATTAACAAATTGCCTGTGCCGTTATCTTTGATGACGCTATTGCTACCATCATGATATATCTCTAGGTCATTCCCAGCGCCGAAGATGGCTTTACCATTATCTGCAAAGTTTAGGCTTTCCGCACTAGCGTCCCATGTTAGTTTTGCCGTGGTGCCTGTGTCCTCGTAGAAGCTGATGTCGCCTGTGGATAGACCAACAGAAAACCTAGAAAGATTATCAGCGTCACGCTTAATATTAAAAACAGATGCGCCAACTTGCAGTCTTGCATCGTCTTGTGCCGCACCATCTATATCTTCTAGAACCAATTTTGGTGAATTGCTGCTTATTGTAGCATCACCATCCACAGTCAGCCCATCGCTGGTCAAAGTACCCGTGATGTCTACGCCTGTGCTGGTGGTGGCGAGTTTGACTGCGTTGTTGTAGTAAAGATTTACTTCCTCTCGCCCTACGGCTTGCAGCATTACATCACCGTCAGAATTTACCAACTCAATCCTACCAGTTGTACCGCCAACTAATTTTAATGGGCCTGCACCTGTGTCAGCTATTACAGATGCAATTTCACCGTAAGTAGATGAAGTGTCATGATATACCTCTAGGTCAGACCCTGCGCCGAAGATGGCTTTGTCGTTGTCGCCGAAGGATAAGTCATTTGAGATGGTTGCATTACCGTCGATCTTATCAATAGCGTCATTGATCTTGGTTCTGACCGATGCAAGGCTTTCGCCATTGTTAAAAGTCGCCATAATGCAACCCCTCTATATATTTATGATACTTGAATAACGCCGTCTGTCGCTGAGAAGTCTAGCGTAAAGCTATCCCCATCGTTTAGCGTCAATGACAAGCCATAGTCATAATAACCAATCAGCGGATCGGCTGGCGTTGCCACAGTATCATTGTAGATGTAAACGTAGCGGAATGGCCCAACATCGCCGCCTGATGCAGTCAGCGTAATGTCAGTCAATACCAGCTTATATGTGCCGCTTGTTTGCGTGGATGATGATGTTGTTACGTTGCGTGTTGAGCAATTCGTGTAAGAAACTTCAGTCACGTTGCCCAAGATGCCGTTGCCGTCTGTCGTTGGGTCTGTGCCTTCAGCTGATGGGGCGGTGTTTGACAATGCCACAACGATCTGGTCACTTTCCAAATCCATGTTATGCACTGCGTTCACAACGAAATCGTTGATCTTGTTAAATGTTGCCATTTTGGAACTCCAGATATTTTAAGCATATGCAAGCGCATTCTAGCGCATTTTAAGGTGTTTGCAAAGGTTAGGTTGGTTTAGTTGGCCAAGTCGGGTTGCGCGGGTCTGTGGCGTTTGCTGGTAAGTCACGCAAGGCTTGGCGGTAAGTGGCCCATTCTTGCTTCTTTACATCAGATAATGGGCTATCTGGTGATTGTGTCCAATCAGTTTCCGTCAGTATTCTGTTTCTTTCGGTGCGTAGTAGTTCTTCGTAAGAAGGTACATTAGTATCAGCGACAGTAACATCCTCTGTTTGCTCAACTGATGCAACTATAACACCATCAAAGTCCTGACCTACAAAATCTTGATTTGCAACACCCTCAAACTCATTGAGGACATTTCCATCAGCATCTTTTATAACCCATCTCTTTTCTACAGCCATTATAGTTTGCTCCAATAGAGGACACCGTTACCGCCATTACCGCCTGATCGTGCTTGGTCGGATCGTGATCCACCGCCACCGCCGCCGTAGCCACCATTGCCGCCGTAGCCTTGGCCTTGAGACCTAATGTCACCACCGCCGCAAAATACACCACCATTACCTGCATAACTGGCGTATCCAGTCCCTACACTTAAACCACCATGACCCCCTTGTATGCCCCAAGCATCTGAGTTGTCAGTAGTACCGTTATACATGTAAGATATACCAGCAGGAAGTCCCATGATTGTTCTGACTTCATCGTTTGAGAAAACTGGACTACTACGGGTGATACCCCAAGGATTACCACCGCAATTTCCGCCAAAGGTAGAGCCTGTACCATCAGCATCGCCCGTCCCGAAGAAGTCTACACCACCACCAGAAGATTTTTGACCACCTGTTACAGAGGTATCTCCACCAGTGCGGGTGTAGTATCCTAAAAGGGTTACTACATTAGTGTAAACAGTAGCTGTACCCCCGTTTGCAGTACCTGATGAAGTCTGATAATGAATAGCACCATCACCACCCCTCGCAATAGCAAGAGTTGATCCACCATAGCTAAATGTAGAGGACGTACCATCACCAGCGTTAAAACCGCCAGCCCCACCGTTACCACGGGAAAATACTAAAGAAGTAGAGCCATTCCATTCAAAGCTGAAAATAGCACAACCTGCCCCTGCCCCACCGCAACCTGTTTCATATTCGTCAGTGTCGGATGACGTTCCACCGCCACCACCACCGACCATAACAAAGACATACGCACCCGCACCATCTAATAGACTGTTGATAGTTGCGGAACTTGTAATTGCATGAAAAGGCCCACCAACTTCTGCCCGTAGGTGTGCATCTGTTGTGTTAATAATTTCACCTTGAACAGTAATATCACCACGGAAAAGGCCGTTGTTTACCTCAATGTCGCCTGTGTCACGTTCAAATCGGAAACCAGAACTACCCGCAACAAAGTTGTCGCTTTCGATGTCATCAGTAAACTGAAATGCACCATCAGGTGTTGAAAATGTGATGGTTTCATTGTCATCAGCATCATATTCGACTTTATACTTTGATGACCATTCCTTTACCGTTGTACTTGTCGCATCTACGCGCGGTTGCGTTTCAGCCCAACCAGAAGTCAACCCGCTAAAGCTAAGTGTCGTTTCGCTGAAGCTAGATGCACTAGGTGTGCTAGGCGACGATGCCTGTAGTGTCTGATAGTACACTTTACCAGTGTAAATTCGTGTATCTGCATCAACACCGCTAACAGCAGCATCTGTTGTTACCGATCCAGATGCAACCGCCGTGCTTTCATTGCCTGTAAAGTCAACCGCTGTGACCCAGTAGTAGTATGTCGTACTTACACCTAAACCACCATCAACATACTTGTCTGATCCAGAAAACGCGATTGCTGTAGAGGGTTGGCTATTACTTGTGTTGCGGTAGATATTATAACCCTTCAAATCGTATAGGGTTGACGCATCACTATCTGTTGTTGGCGCAGTCCAATCAAGAGTAACAATTTTCGGCCCACCTGTAGCGGAAAGCCCCGTCACTGGCGAAGGCGCACTACTATCGCCGCCATGCGTGTAAGGTGAAGCCGCTACAAAAGTGCCACGAATGCCACTGACAGTCACGCCCCTTACGCGAACATTATACTGTGTGCCAGTTTCTAGCGGACCAATCGTTACAGATGTGTTGTCGGCTGATATTTGGGTACGCTGATAGACGGTTTCATCAACGTCCTTCCATTGCACTTCATAATGCTCAAGAAACTTATTCGTTGCTGCCGTCCATGAAACCAAGGCTTGACCAACAAACGTACCGTCTTCCTGAATGTTACCTTTGTCAGTGACCGTAACATTGCTTACTGACAGGTTTGCGGCAGGGTTTGTTAATGTTGTGTCATTACTTGTTATGTCGCTTTCTTCAGCCGTCCAGCTAAATGCTGCCGCTGATGTTTCGCGTAGGGTAAGCCCAACCCGTAGATCACCCGCATCACCATCATTGCGGAACTTCCAGCCAACTACCTCAAACTCTTTTGCCGACCAGCCATAACGGTCAATCGTCAAAGCGATAATGTCGCCACACTCAACTTCAAACGCTTCTAGTCCAAAATCAGCCGTGAAGGTCATCTGCTCCCGTGCGCGGAATAGCGTCATCTTCGCTAGGCGTTGCGCTGTAGCCGCTGATGTTGTTAGTGGCAGTGCTAGGTCAAGCGCACTTTCTACGCCGTTGTCATCTGTAATGAATGACGATGATCTTATTTCAGGATAATCTGCCCGAATGTAACCTTGGTCAGCATCGTTGAACGTACCGCGCACAATATTAAAGTTGTCACGGCGGCTATGCTTGGTGTCTAAATTAATCGGGCCGCGCAAATTGTCTAGCGTAAATGTCTTGATCGGTGACGTATATTCGCCAACCTTTACATGCCATTCTCCCTGACCCCAGAACAACGTGCCAGCGCAAGCCGTCATCATGTCGCCAAGGATGTCAGACGGGGTTTGGTCTAGGCTTATAACGCCGTTGATCTCATAGCGGTTTTCACCGCCGCTACCAGCCAAGGTGACGCTCTCATCACATGTATTAGCTGCCGTTTGGAAGTAGGCATCATTCACATCGCCTGAATTATCTAGGCCGTAGGTAGAAACAAGATAGTCACGAATGCATAACGCCGCATTTGCTGAATATGACGTTGTGGATGTGCGCGGATCGTAAACCTTCTTACCCTGCACCTTCGCAGTAAATAGCGGCACACCTTCAGCGAAAACGTCCTGATCGTATTCCATCCGCACATAAATGTACGCAATACCTTCACCCTTAAAGTCAGATGTAACTGATGTTTCGCTAACTAGATCATTGTCTGCCGTCTGGTTATCTGCGCCTAAATGCTTCTTTATGCGGATTTTACTGTTCCACTTAGCGTCAGTAACAAACCCGCTGCCGTCTAACGTGACAACTTCATCGTTAATGTAAATGTCGCCAATGTCGTTCACTTCATGGCCAGCAAGCACAATAATCTGGTGCAAGTATTGGTTTGTATCGCCAGTGCTTTCGATGAATGTAACCGTGCCGCCCTTACGGATCTCACCGTAAACGATCTGTTGTGGCGCAGTAGCTTCACGGGCGTTGACCAGTAGGCCACGCGATCCAGCCCCAAAATCTGGCTTTGGCGCAAGTGCGCGTAATGCCCATGATGTGACCGCTGTAATCGCGATGTAACCTACAACATAACCAAGGGTAACTGACCCAAAAAGCACTGTAGAGCCTAATGCGCTGCCTAATATATAATTACCAATAGCCTGCGGCATACGCGGCACACGATCCCAATCGTTCCAGTGCTTAGTTGTGAAATCGCCTAGCCTATATTTCATGCCTTAACCCATGCATTCGTGATGAAGTCTATCTGCGTAGAAACTACACCCTTTTCCCCTACAAAGATAGCCTTTGTGCCTATTGCTATGCCCATCGCTTCGCCTATCACCCATCTGCGCACTTTGTCAGTCGTGACCAACGCACCTTTCGGGGGAATATATTCGATACGCTTCATTTTGCGGTCAATCGCTTCTTCTAGTGTGTTGGCTTTGAATACCTTACGCAATTCATTTCGCTTTAGGTACAGCCCATTTTTGGTGTACTGCCCGATCCAATCATCTGCCCAACCTTCGCCATACATTGCGCGGAAAGCATTGTTGGTAAACATGAAGCAATCGTTGGTATGCCATTGGAACGGCACATTGCGTACTTTGCTGATGTAATCGTTCAGCGCGTCTAAATCAGGCTTCACCATTTTCTGTGGCCCTGCCCCATACGATTTGTTTGTCCTGTAACTTAGTCACCCAATCAAAGAATGTATCGCTGCCAGACAAACCTTTTGCGGTTCTTACGCCAGCGTGACTTTCCCGCGTATATCTGCGTACATTCGGACGCTCCAAGGCAATCAGACGGCTTTCCACAGTCAGACTGATTGTTGCACTTTCAGCCGCATCTTGGATCGTCATTTTATCCATGTAACCGCTGAACACTTCAACGGTTTCGCTGCCCACACCCCAATAGATCGTCACCAATCGACCTTGGTATTCTTCTGCCAACGCATACGATATGATTGTACTATCTAACCCGTTTAGCGTTAGCGTGGTGCCACGCGCAGATAAATCGGACGCCTCCTCTAATCCGTCTATGGTAAGCAAATTGCCTGTGCCAGTGTAAGTTTGGCTATTTATGGTTTTATCACCGTAGCCCGTCCATAAGCGCATGTTGCCAGTGTCAAAGGCTAGATCGACCGCATAGAATACTTCAATCTGATCGCTATCAAGCGCAGTAAGTAAGGCGGCTGGAACTGTTCTACTCATATCGCCTCAAACGCTCCAAATGTGATGCCGTAAATACTGGCCTCATTGACTGACCAGTTTTGCTGGTTGCTTGCCAAGCGGAACTTGCCAGTTGTGTTCAGGATGTTTACGCCCGCGCTAGACTTGCTTTCGCGCAAGGCGGGCCAGATTTCTACATCTTGCGCCGATCCTGTACCTGTCACATCTTCTAGCACCTTGTGCAATGTGCGGTTGGACGTAGTGCCGATCTGAATATAATCGCCAGCAAGCAAGGTTTCACCTGATGTAATTGTACAAGATATTGTACGACTGCCCGCACTACCTGTCGCAGCGTTTACATCACTGTTGGTCGATACCGTGCCGCGCGGTGATGTTGCGCTGGGATCGCCAAGGTAGAATGTGCCGTATTGGCCACGCAAGCTAATCAGGAAAGCAATCCATTGTTCCGCATCCGCACGTTTCATTGGCGGCAGTGTAATATCGGCTTGCCATGTTTCACCACTGTAAGCATGTGCCTGACCCGCAAAGGTAAACGGTGACTGACTGTAAGCCACGGCGTTGACTGCGCGTAATTCAATCTGCGCAATCCCCGTATGTGACGGCAGAGTTAAAGGGTAAGTGATAGCCATTATGCAAACGCCCTTCCATATGAACCGCCACGCCGTTTCGCATCTGCGACTGCCGCTTTCGCGCTTTCCGCAATCTGTGGCATCAGTGACTTGATCTCTGTGCGCACGGTTTGTTGTACGCCTGTTGATACGTTGATGGTTTGGTTGACGACCACAGAACCGCCGCCGGCCATCTTGTCGTTAGGCACGATAGAACCGGTACGGGAAGGCACAAATAATTCTGGCCCACGTTCGCCTACTACATAAGGGTTTCCGCGCTGTACGGGGCCACCTATGGCCTTCATGGGTGTGCCGCCAAATGAAGGGAATGCAGATGTGATAGCATCAGTGATAAAGCCGGTGATCTGTTTAACAACAAACACGCGGTAAAGTTCCTTGATAATATCAGCGGCCATTGCGCGGAATGCATCTTTGGCCTTCATAGTGCCATCAACCATAGACATGAATGCATCACCAAACTTGTCACCGATCATATCCGCAACGGTTCTAACTGCCGTGCCTGTTTTCTCAGCTTCATCTTTTACTCGCTTAAAGTAATCCCTTAAATCAATCAGTTTGATGTTGGCCAGCTTTTCTGAAAATGCATCTACAGGTGCGCCAGCTTTCTCCATTTGGTCTGCAACCAAGTCTGCTTGGTTCCTTGCAACCTTTGCCAAAAAACGCAAATTTTCTGCCGCCGTATGGCCTGTTTCTTCGTCCATAAAGCCCAAGAACCCTTCTTTCGGCCCAGACATAGAAAAGAAATCAAGCATATCTTGTATAGCTGCACGGGCATCATAAGCACCGGCAATGATGCTTTGTTTGAATATAAACCAGTGTCCCAATGCTGCATCAATAAATCGCCTAAAACTTTCTGGAATAGCGGAAAAAACAGCGACCATATACTGAAACGCATTGATTATTAAATTAACGCCAGAAATCATCGCTTCCTTAACTAGATTAAATGTATATTTAATCCCTTCCCATGCCTTCTTGAATGGTTCAAGTGCTGGGCCGATGTCTTGACCAAACCGCTTGAAGTCGAATGATAGCTTGGTTGTTTTATCGCCCATCATTGCGATAGCACCGCCAACCGCAATCAATGCACCCAAGATCATCCCTTTTGGCCCGAAGATGGACGCAAGTTGAGGTGCTTGCATGGTCATAATGCGCAGCGCATCAGTACCCATAGAAGCCTGAACCGCCATATCTTGGAACTGCAAGGATGCCATGCCCAAACTGCGGGTCATGTTTTTATTGGCCTTACCAACGCCCTGCATCCCGCGAACATGCCGGTTCATGTTGGCCGTTGACTTCATCATGGTCTTATCAAGTGAACCAAGCTGCGCTTGTACCTTCTTCATTTCAGGTACAGCGTTGCCAACGGCGTTCATTTCAAACGTTAGCTTTTCATTCGCCATTGTCTTTTTGCTCCGACTTGATCTTAAAGTATGCGACCCATTCGTTATATTCTGAAAGGCTGATTTGCTCTATTTCACCTATGGTTTTGCCAAGCAATTCAGCCAATGCAATCAGATTATATCTAAACGGATCGCTTCTTAGTTTTTTTCGTGTTCCTCTGTAGTCACACTTTCAAGAACCGCACCAAAGACCTTCGCAATCAAGTTGATTGGTTCGCCCATCAATATTGGCTTATCTTCAAGTGAAAATGCCTTTTCACCAGCATCGTCTTCACACTTGCGGATAATCATGTCAATCATAGCCGACATAGTTGGGTTGTTGATGAAATCCTTGTGTTTACGTTGGATTTGCTCCATGTCACGCGCCGAAACCGTTGTGAAATATAGGCGAAGCGGTGTATCCCCTTCGCCCCATTCTTCCACATCCAGAAAACCCCGTTCTTGTTCCGCCCGTTTTGCTGCAATGCGTTTCGCTAGTGACATATTACGCTACCGTTGTTTCCGTTAGTGCGCCAGAACCTTGGATGGTCAATGATGCCTCAACCAAGCCATCGAATGATGAATTGATTGTGCGACCTGTTACGATGGCTGTACCGCCGTAATATGTGTCGCCTGATGTTGCACCTTCTGGGTAGAAGTTAAGTGTAACCTCTGCACCAACGGTCAACGCACCTTGGCCGCCTGTATCGCTTTCATCCCAATATACATCAACTGAACCAGTGAAGTTTTTCAGTGATGATGCATATGAACGGGATGTGTCGCCCATAGTTGTTGTTTCTAGTGTATCCGCTGTTTCTTCAATGCTGAAAGAACGGATTTCTGCAATTACAGTGTCAGAACCAGCCGTGCCGACTTTTACGGTTCCTTCACTTCCTGTATGTGTCGCCATTGGTGGAACTCCTTACTTGGCTGTTTCTACATCATTGATAGCTGTAACATATCTGATTGAATAAGTCAGCTTGGCTATTCCTAAAATTTGGTCAGCTTCACCGTCAAATTGTATCTCAGTTGATGTTAATACGTTGAACTTAGCAAGGCCATTTAATGTGAAATCGTTGGCTAATGCTTCCTCAACTTGGACGGCTATCGCATCCACATCATCATCAAACTTACTCGTTTCACGAACATAAATGTCAATGTCTAGGGTAAGTTCTCTGAATAAGTCAGTCACACCAGCGTTAAGACGATCACTACTTTCTGATCCCGTATATACGCTGATGGCCGGTAAGTTTGTGTCGTTAAGTGGGTGAACTCGCGTTGTATATACGCGCTTTTTCACCAGACTTACGTTGGTCTTCAATATTGAGGCCACACGATCCCTGATTTGCTTGCGAACATGTGCCATCTATTGTTTTTCCAACTGTATTGTTGTCACGCCGGTGCCGTCATGCAACCAAGCAACAACGCGATATTCAACGCTGCTAACGATTAGGTAATCATCTTCTGCGATATTGGGAACATCCGCTGTTCTGCATGTGAACCGTGGCTGTTCCTGATGAACCGCTGCAATGCCTCCAGCATCAACAGGAACGGTTTCGTTATCGAATATGCCAGTGATGGAACTGTCACCCAAGCCCAATTTGCGACGATAAGAAACAGTCGATGCAAACTCATCGATGTCAAATATTGCAGTCAAATCGTCAGCAAATGGAATAGCCATTATTCGCTCTCTTGCTCTTCTTCTTTGCTCTCTTGAACGAGCTCATTAATTTCAGCATAACCACGCGAAATTAGCTTTTTACCCACCCTTTCGGCAGTATCGACAGTTTCACCCAAATTATGTAAAACTCCGTCAATAATTGTGTCTCTTACTAGCTTCACAATCATTTCTTAGCCCTTGTTGTTTTAGGTTTTGCCGCGCGGTCTGTAGAAGCCACAGTTGGTTTTGGTTCTGGTGCTACTGCAACCCGCCCGTAGGCCGTTAATGAAGCCGCTTCGTCTGCGCCTAATTCGACTATCTCGCCAGATTTACGGGCTGAACCCGCTGCAACACATGATTTTAGAATGATGTACTTCATTTTTGACCCCTCGTTAGAGGGGGCGGCAAAGTTGCCGCCCCAAGTTAGCATTATGCACCGTCGTTGTTGTATGCGAAGCTAACTGCGTGACGTACTGCTACGTCAACAGTTTGCAATGCAACGATGCGAACTGTGCCAGATGTTGATGCGGTATATGGATCAACTGTGATGTCCAAGCCACCGTACATACCAATCAAGCAGTCTGCGAAGTTACCGAAGTATAGATCGCCAGCTGTGACTTGGTTTGATACGATTGCAGTGCGACCGTTGATTGTACCATTTGGCTCAACAACAAACTCACCCGAACCAGCATCTTTCTTAGCTGTTTTAAGTGCGCCGTACATGGAAGCTGGCAAGATATACGCTAGGTTGCCCATAAGCGCGTTATCTTCTGCAACCGCTGTTTCCATTGCAACAACTTCAGCAAATGTTGGAGTTGCCGCTGCGAAGTCTGTTGGTGCGTTGATGCCAGAAGTATTAGCAATACCTGTTGGCTGGCCAGATGAACCTGTACCTTGCAATGCACCGTTGTCGATTGCTAGTGCGATGCCTGTTGAAAGGTCATTACGAACTAGGTTTTCTATGTCTAGTGACGATTGCATCATCATCAAGCGTGTGATGTCAGTGAATGCACCAACTGTTTTTGGTGACATTGTGACCTGACCAAATGTTGGTTCGCTTTCAGTGGACGCGCCACCTTCAGTTGCGATCCATGCACCTGTTGATGCCGCTGTCTTTTTAGGGATTTTTACGTCACCTTGTAGACCTGTCAACATTGTCGCTCCAGCCTGCATCACAGATGATGCGTTGCGTAGAACGTCAATGAAGTCACCGCCGCGATACGCTTCTGCAACCATTGCGCTGTCGTCTGATGTGTTCAGATCACGCTGGTTCCATGAACGTAGAACGTCATGTGGCATGTATAGACCTTGTGGATCAATGCCAGCACGTTTTGCAGCTTCTTGTGACGCTTCGAATTCGAAACGTGCAGCTTCTTGTGCATTACGATCAGTTGGGTTCGCCATTGCACGGATTGCGTTCATCAAAGAGAAGTTACGAACTTCTTTCTTTGTTAGGCCAATCTCTTGTGTGTCTAGTGGCGCGTTTCCGATTGCTTCCAACAATTCACCACGGAATTCCGCTAGTGAACGGCCATTTGCAACCGCTTCGTCTGCCATGTCGCGCTTGTTGTGCTTTGCTGCCAAGCGATACATTTCGGCTGTTTCTTTAGCTGCGGAACGTGCTGCATCTGCGCGAACCGCTTCTACGTCAACTTGAACTTCTTCAGTCATTGTAGTTTCCTTTGTTTCAGATTGAATTTTAGGTTCTGCGGGTGGCTTCTCCGCTGCACGACCTACCCCGACTGTCCTGTCTGCGGGTATGCTTACAACCGATACTTCCATTGGTAGCCAATTATCAACACGGTAGCTACCCGTGCCTTCCTCGACCATAGAGTTGACATGATAGCCAACACTGATATTGCTTCTGATACCATCAACAACATCATCGAAAACCTCTTTAGCAAGTCCATTTTTACCGAAACGAACCGTCGCACGCAAACGACGTGCCGAGCTATCAAGGTTAACATCTTCAACCACACCAATTTGCTGGCGCGGATCGTGATCTAGCAATAAGGGCATACGACCTGACTTAGCAAAGCTAAGATCAATACTACGCTCATTGTGATCTAAAATTTCGTCTCCGAAGCTACGCTCGACTGGTTCCTCACTTGAAACAGCAATACGAACAGTACGCTTATCTTCATCCACGACTTTACCATCAAACATCATGCCACGAGTTTCCATATTCTCGCGAGCTAGACGTTCTTTGTCTTTGCCGTAGCCTTTTTTGTCTTTGTAACCGCGCTCATCGACCTTAGTCAAAGTAGAGAATTTATGACCGGCCGTGACACCAGAAGCTTCATAACCCTCATCACCTTCGCGATACACTTCAATTAATGCAGCAGGATCATCTTCTTCCGCATTAATTTCAAAGTCTGTTCCGGGGACAGCAATTTGCCCTTCCCTTGCTATTTCTTCAATACGACCATAAGCTTCACCGCCTGAACTATTCCAAGCAACAAAATCGCCCACGCTTAGTTCATCAGCTTCTGCTCTTGTTTCATCTGTCATTGTATCATCCTCGAGATTTGAGGCAACCATATCAGATTTATCAATATCTTGCATATCGCGATCATCCTTATCTAATTGTGCTACGATTTTGCGGCTAAATGAGAAGCCCGCATCACCGCCCCACAAAGCCCAAGCAATACGGCCATTTGAAGGATAACCATCTTCACCTGGGCGAAATCCTTCGGCTTGCTTATCTACTTCATGTCTGCTAAAGTAAGAATACATGCGCTTCACGGTGTCTTTGCTTAAATTTTTGCCATTACTTATGTCTCGTGCTCGAGCAATGCCGACAGCAGTGCCGCCGCGACCAAATTCTCTTCGCCAAGAAAGACCACGCTCCGCCTCATTTACCATTTCACTCGTCGGCTTGTACGGCATCAGTACCCTCCGCTTGAACTGGTAATTTATCGCCAAATGGTTGATAAGACATGCTCAAATTATAAGAAGCAGCTGTGTCGATGTCGCGTTGAATTTGCGCAAAGGTGTCTTCAGCGTCCCTTCCATAATTAGCAGCAATATCAGAATGACTTATAATTCCATGCTGCAAGCCAACAACTGCAGCATTCATTTCCTTTAATGGATCAACCCATTGGAACCCTCTACCGCGCCAAGTCACATCAGCGCTAAACTTCTCAAACTTCTTATTTCCTGTAATAGGAATAAAGTTGTAATCTATAACATGCTCAAGCCACATGCGATAAAGTGGGTCTAAGAAATGATCGATCATAAATCGATGTAAGGTCTTGTAGAAATCACGCTCTTCCAAAGCACCTTGCCTAATTGAGGAATAACTTGTGCTTTCAAGATCATTTGCTAGAGACGTGTAACTCACACCCAAGCCGCCTGCAATACCTCGCAAAATAGCCTTTTCAAAGTCCGCAAATGCGCTTGTCGGATGCGTAGGATCAAATGCTTTAAAATCTACACCCGCAGGAAGTTGGTGGAATGTACCAGCTTCAGCATCATAAATAGGCACTGTATTATCTTCATCGTCAAATGCATCAGCGGTAAAACCATCGCCTGCAGGAGAAGTGAAGAAACCCATTTTTGCAGCACCTGTACGCGCAGCAATTAACTCTGCCTCGCGATAACCATGCAGCATTTTTAATGAAGTAATAGCTGCAGCAGACCAGGGAACGCCTCGAGTTTGACCACCGCGCTCTACGCGATAAATGTGCATCATTTCTTCTGCGGGAATTACTTCATACTTACGTTCATTTTGCGGAAGCATATAATCGTAATCGCCCTTATGATATGTAAGCACGTGGTAAGCTACTGGTCTCTTTGTTTTATTATCAAGCTCAACTCCCATGCGGATCTGATTACCGTTTGGTGCGCGTTCATTCTTTTCTTCATCCACGCGATCTGGTTCAATAATTTGCAAAGCAATACCATGCTTCAAGTAATTACCTCGAATAATCTGCAAAAATACCTCGCCATCGCGAGCCATACCTGTAATTACATGGTTGCACAAATCAATAAGAGAAAGGCGGCCGTCTACTGTAGGAAAACCAACTCTACTAAACTCACGCCATGATTTTTCAATAATATTATTACCGCCGCGATCTAATGACCCATCAGGATTTCGCGCTTTTACCTGAATATTATAGCCATTTTCGCCTACTACATTTGTTCTCAAAAGCTGCAAGTAACGACGAAAATATTCATTATTTCGCTCTAGGTCCCTACTTCTATTGCGAATGTCACGAAGCGCCCACCTGATTTCGCTATCGGCACTTCTATTTGAACCCACAAAGTCAGCAAATAGTCTACCTTTTGCCGCTGCTGCATAATTACGACGGCGAGGCTGCGACTTAGCTCGCTTAAACATATCCATTATGCCCATCAGCTGAACCTCACTTTAATTGTATTTTGACTTGCTTTGCCGCGCTTAATTAGTTCTTGTCTTCTAAACTTATTTACCTCGGACTTATAATAATCGCGGGCGCTGATTAATTCATCAAAAGTAAGCTTATTTAGAGATCTACCTGCAATAGAATAACTACCGACATCACTATCAGCTTTACCCTCTAGCAAGCTTTCTATTTTTGCTAGCATAATTTCGGCATGTATACGCGGATCAGATTGATTTACATCCAAATCTGCTATTGCTTCAAACTCACCCCGATCAATTACTATTCTATTGCCGGAACTTGTCTGCGTAATTTCTAACTGCCAATGATAATATCCAACAGTAAATTCAGCAGATGTTGTGCTATCTACACTGAATAAATAATATCCATCCGTTTCGGTCGCTGCAAGCTTTATCTCAGAAGCTCCGCCACCTGTTATGCGCGCAACGTATTCAGCTGAATGCGTCGCAGGTGGATAGTCTTGAGCGATGTCTTTCCTAGTCCATTGAAGATAATCACCAACCACAATCTCTGTTGGTTCGCCCTCTGGGGCATTAGCAGCATCGAATAAATTAGCCATTATGTCTACCTATAGCCGTGCACAAAAGAGTTTTTCCTCGGCATTCCTGGCCGACGTACTGCGTGCTTCTTTTGCGATCCTACACTATTTTGCTGCTGTTTTACAACCGCCTCGATATTTATGCCCATTACTTGTAATGCCGCCATCGCATAAACCCTACAGTCAAGAGCTTCGTTTCGCTGTCTCGTTTTGACCCACTCGCGTTTAGGTCTGCCTTTAAAATATCTCAATACCTTCTTTTCCGCAGTTAGCATACGGAAATACTCTTCTTCCCTATCAAGCGGGAAGTGACAATAACCAGGTCCAGGTTCATCTATTTTTAATCTTGCAAATAATAATTCTTTTGCAGTATCGGTTCCAACAGGGAATAGATTAATTTTACCAATATTATTCTTACTAGGTCGACCAATAATTGGCTTGCCTTCACCACCAATACCTTTTATTGCAAATATACGACGACCTGTTCTTAACTTTACATAGTTATAGACTTGCTGCGTATAATGACCACCACTGTCGATGCATGTTGATCTAATTATCATGTCACCTTTTTCAGGATGTGTAAAGGTTTGAGATAATATAAAATCTAAGTCTTGCCACAATTGCGGCCCTGAAGGATCGCCATAAATTTCTTCGTAATAGATCGACCAACTTTCCTCGCCTTTACCATAAGCGACGATTTCGCACGCCAAACGATCATCCTGGACGTCAACACCCGCCACCAACACAACAGCTCCAGCCGGTAACGTTTCACCAAAGTCTTCTTTGCGGTCAAATAACGAAAATTCATCTATACGCTCTCCATCTTCCTCAAATGTTTCACCCAATGTTGTATTAACCCAAGCTTTTAACCTCATGGGATCAGATTTAGACGCTAAGAAGTCACGAACAATATCTTCTAATGCAGTCCATGGAGAGTAAAGCGCAGAAATATGGAAACCCGCAGTTTTACCATCGCCCTCTGCAGTTGCTTGCCAGCGTCCGTATCTTATTGCTTGAAAGCGTTTAGCATCGCCCCAACAAGTTCCACAATGTTCGCAAATATATTCAGCTGTTGTAGGGTCGCCATTTTCCCATCTTACATTTGCCCACTTTAGCTCTTGCTCCTCACCGCAATCAGCGCACGGCACGTAATAACGCCTTTGATCGCTCTCATCATATGCAGCTTCAATGCGGGATGCACCTTTTTCAGTCGGAGTACTAACCAATATTATCTTTTTATTCCAAAAAGTAGTCGCACGCTTTTTAGCAAGGGCAATAGGATCGCCTTCAGTGCCTGCAGATAATGGGTATCTGTCGACTTCGTCGCATAAAATCACGCGACACGGGCGAGAAGCAAGTGATGAAGGCGAATTTGCACCACATGCTGTAACATGTCCACCTGGAAACACTTTATGCAGTGTAGTATTGCCACTATCACGCGAACGAGGATCTTTTATTTTAGCAGATAATGCTGGAGTATCCCGTATAGCAGGTGCTAATCTATCTTTCGACCATGTCTGCGCCATCTCAAGCGTAGGCTGCACAACCAACATTGGCGCTGGGTCTTGCGATATATGAAAACCGACAACATTATTAATGAGCTCTGTCTTGCCAATTTGCGCTGCAGTCATCAGCACAACGGTTTCTATCTTTTTATCAGATACAGCATCCATCATGCCACGTTGATATTCAGCGCGTGATGTAGACCATCGCCCCGCTTCAGCAGAGCTTTCCGATGATAATTGACGATACTCATCCGCCCACTCGCTAATAGAAAGCTTAGGCGGTGGCTTCATTGTTTCTTTTAACGCTTTATCAAGTGCTTTTTTTAATTTAGCCCTCTGCGCCTTTATTTCTGTAGCCGATAAGTTCATTAGTTGCTTCTTCTATTGCCTTATGCATTAAGTCTTGCACTTCCGTCACTGTAGCAGCTGCGTGTGCCTCCGCAGCAATCTTAGTAGGTACAGCAAAAAGCTTAGTTTTGCACTTCATAAGCTGCTCCTTAAATTCTTCAACAATCTCGCTTATATAAACAAGATCTCCGCGCTCAACTGCGTTCTCCATCTCTTTTGCATCTGCCTGCTCTTTAGCCAAGCGAGCTCTTTCTTTAGCGAGATCCAAGTTGTTTTGAGTACCTGCTCGATTACGCATATAAATAATATATTCTTTGCGCACTTCTTTTAAATCGTATTGCCCACGATCTTGCTTCGTAATGACGCCTTCTTTAATTAATTTAATTACGTTTGAAGGCGCCATTTCAAGATGCGCCGCTATGTCCTGAACGCTAGACATGAATAACCCTCATGATTGTTCGCCTTAATATGAGTTCTATCGCTAGAAAAAAATTGCGGCTCGAATTACCCGCATTGCAGCATTGCCTAGAAGGAACCATTAGCGCAGCCTCGCTGTGGCTAGGGCGAGGCGCATGCCTTCCTGCAATTTTTTCTTGAATATTGCGCGGCCATACATTTGCATACGCTCGCCAAAACGCAGGCGAGGGCGATAGCGCATCGATGTACTATGAAAGTTCAGCACCTTTTTAATGCGACCGCTCTTGTACTTCTGATAAACACCAGCCTGCTTGCCTGTAGTATTTGGCACGAAGAACTGTTTTTTACCTTTATTCGGTCTGCCAAATGTTTTGCTACGCTGTTGCGGATCGCGCGCCACACGCATAGCCGATAACATCTGACTTCGAAACCCAGGCGACATATTGCCATTCTTATCTAATCGTGTGCCAGCTGTTGGCGTAATATGCTTAAGTATTCCTGCATAAGGCAAGTTAGCTTCAAATGCCTTCTCAAATCCTGACTGGGGTCTTACACCTCCATCTTCCTGCACCTCAAGGTAATGCTTACCTCTCTGCATATCTCTACGCCGAATAGTCACTCTGTTCTCGTATTTGCGTGCAGCTTTGAAATAAAAAGCCTTTAATGTGAAGTCTGCAGGTCTATCAAAGATCTTCCGCATGTCCCGCTTATTACGTGCAATTAAGTTCTTCGCCGTATTGTTTAAAGCTAGCTGCTGAGCATAAGGCATTTGCCTTGCCACCATATTGCTCATCTTCTCATTGACAAGCTTTGTATTAGCGTTGAACTTAAATGCTATGGGCATAAAGCACCTCCGTATAATTTAAATTATCACACATGCCCTAATAAAAAACCCCCACCGGTTTGCGCCGGCAGGGGAGGACATGAGGGCTAGGGATGGCCCTGCAGAGAGAGGAGTATGAAGCAATATCCATGCTGTATATACTCTATCACAATATATATAGCAACAAAACATAAAGTGCACGCTAGATCTTGCCTTGCTCCAACTCATACTTACGCTGCAAAATCATAGCGCGTTCTTCATCTGTCCAGTCTGGTAAATCAACCTGCAAAACTTTACGCCGATTTGCAAAACCATATAGCTCCTCCAACGAAGTAATTGATTTTAATTTCTGCTCAAAGGTCATAGACAAAACTCCTGCTTGGACATTTGGACAATCCTAGGGGATTTGTCCTGTCTGTCCAAAGTATGCAATTTAGGACAAGTCATGTCCAAACTGTGTCCTAACTTGTCCAAGCTTTTGCTAACTTATTGTTATCTAATATAAATTCTTGGACATCTATCATTCGCTTAATGTCCCGGTCAACTGTGCGTTCAGATTTACCTGTCTCTAGTGAGACATTCTTCTTTAGCGCTGTCCTAGACACATATTTTTCACCCTCCAAATCTACTATTTTATCATATTCTGACTTGATTACATCGCTTAATTTTTTGCTGCTTGACTTAGGCACATCCACTTGTTCCAACACAATTGAAGTCAACTCATCACCGTCTTGTGTCATCATTGTCACAGGCACTTTCAAAAATGCCATTTGCTCTGGCTCTTCTGCATCCTTCATTTTAGTAAATGTGACGGTAGTTGTTGTGTCATTGAAGCGCTCAATTTTAAACTCACAATCCAATGCGCCAAGTAAAGCAGAAGATCCTCGAGCTCTTTCTTTAGTTGCAACTCCAGTGTGATGGGCAAGTAAAACAGTGCAGCCATGTTCGTCTTTTATTTTATCTATTTGCTGCACAAATTCGTTCATGTCCTTGGTGCTATTTTCGTCACCGCCCATTGATCTTGCTACGGTATCGATGCAGACAATGCTCGGTGAACCATATTGCGCTGATAGCTCTTTTATTGTTTGGTGCATTATATCAACGGCATGAGGATCATTCATGACGACTGCCTTATTGCTTTTGAAGAACGGCACTTTATTTAAATCAACATCGTGACTATTTGCCCAGGCAATGCACCTTCGCGCAAAACCGTTGTGACCTTCACCAGCAATGTAAAAGCATGTTCCCTGGTTCACAGAGTGACCGTGGTAATCAATACCTGACGCAACCGACAAGACCATATCAAGAAGCACAAATGTTTTACCTGCGGCAGGTGCCCCAAATCCAGCTGCAAGTGCATTTTTCTCTAATATGCCGTCAATGTGCCACTCTGGTTTTTTCAGCTTTAGCTCACTAATATGGCTAAATAATGTTTTAGGATATTGGAGGTTCTCTAATCCTTTCGCAACGACCTCTAAGCCTTCTTCTGCATGAACATCATTCCAGTCACGCTTTAAATAGCCAGAGGGCACTGCATATGCAATGCCTGATGCCTCTGCTGCCTTTAAACCAGGTTCGTCATTATCTGCAGCAACTACTAATTGCATCTCAGGCTTAATCGCTTTAATCGCTTTTACAACCTTAGGCAAGTTGCTTGCATTTAATGCAAATATAGCAGGTCTGCCCGTAGCTTCACTCACTGATGCAGCTGTTGCCCAACCTTCGCAGACATAGCATAAGCCCTTCAGTGGTCCATTAACTAAGCTAAATGCAGCTTCCTGAACCATATCTTTGCTAAAGCGCTTAAAGCCATTGGGTTGTATAGTCTGAGTTCCTACCTGCTCACCCTTTGCGTTGATAATGCGTATGACAATATCTTGCCCATCGATGACTGCTCCATTGAGCTTTACGCCCTTCTTTTCGTGGTAAAGCCTTGCGGTTTCGTCTTTAAATGGCTTAGCTTCATATTCGCTAAAGTGTTCTCTTCGCTCATTATCAGGCCATAGACCTTGACGTCGTAGCTCATCTTTTATTTCTCTATGATCGCAATTGTGGCGGCAGTTAACCTTAACCTCGCCTTCATATTCATTGATCCAAAAGCGATCGGTGCCTCCACATATAGGACAAGGTCCTTTCCACTCCCGACTATGTTTTTTCATATTGAAGTGCTGAATTATACTGTCAGACCATTCGCTCCAATATGCTTTTTTAAACCCTCTTTCCTGCTCCATCATATCCTTTTCCCTATGTTTTATAATGGCCCTGCACCCTAATACAGGGCCGTTGATTTTTAGAATGGAATTTCGTCGTCAAACTCCATTGCTTTTGTAGGCGCTCGCTTTGGTTCTTCTTCGCCGAATATCTCGTCAACCGCATTTTGCTTTACCGGTTGAACTGCTGCAAAGTCATTTGCAGTGAGATCTGTTAAACCTGAATAGCCGGCAACTTCTTCAAATGGGTTGCGTTCTTCTGGTTCGTTATAACGTAGCACTTGCACTGCTCGAAGCCTTAATGATACACCAGCTTCGCGCATATTATACGGTGTAAAAGTGATAGCTATATTGACCATTGAGCCTGTAGTAAGCATAAAGTCGTCAGGCAATGCTATGCCTTTAGCATCATATTGCTTTGGCTTTTTTGTAGGTTCACCGTTATAATTGCCTTTGAGCTTAGCTTTGCCAATATAAAAGCCCTCATCCTCTTTAAAGGGATTTGTAGGTTTGTCAGGCCAAGATGGATCTGCTTTTTCTTTATATGCCTTGCACATAGCATTCCATAGATCTTTAGCTTGCTCTTTAGTCATGCGGAAAGCCATATCAAATGCTGCAGCTGGATCTTTTGGATCACAGGGCACAGATTTGCGCTCTCCACTGTCAAATTTGTATGTACGATTAATTCTCGGCCATAGTGCTTCTACATTTTCTATTTTATATTGCATGTTAGTCCTCCTTTTCATGCTGCATCCACTCCGGCAAGTGGATCATGTTTAAATCAGGCCAATCTGTAGGATATTCGCCCTCTTTTTCTGCTCTGGCAATACGATGAAGAATATTCATCATTTTACTATGAGCGTGCTCCATTACTTCGCGCGATAGAACATGGAGGCAGGTCGCATATGGACTTACCTTTTCAGTAGCGACAAAGCAGAAGTAATTGACAGGCAGATCTGCTAATGTGCAGCAGTAGGCATAAAATGCCGCCTGTATATCATATTTATATTTCCATAATTGTGAAGAAAACTCGCGCTCACCTGGTCCAGCATCTACGGTGCTCTTCAAGTCAATACATGTTCCTTTGCTTGGCACGTAGCAATCAGGCCGAGTTTTTAACTTTAGACCTGTCACAGGGCAATCAACAAAAATGCTTGCTTCAATCATAGCATCTTCGGCATTTATGAGCGCATTTATACGCGGTTGCGCAAGTGCAGACTTGGCCATAGCTTTTGCATGATCGTAATCAGAACTTGTCAACAGCAATTTACCAGCAGCATCGGCTTCGGCTTTTGCTTCTTTCCATTTATTCCCTCTGCGATCCTCTGGGCCGCGCACGATTGTCTCTTTATGCGGTTCCAAGCATAATTCGTGATATGCTGTACCCAAATCAAAGATCGGACTGCTTTTACTTTCTGATCCCTTCCAGTGAGCTAGTGACTTAGCTGCAGCTTTCACATCGGAAGAACTGATTGCAGGATATTCTCTATATTCCGCATTTCTTAGATCATATTCTATCATTTATTCATCAACTCCCTGCATATGTAGCAAAAACCCTCCAATGAAGTTTCGACTAAAAAGTCTTCACCGGCGCTTTCGCCAAAAATCTCGCTAATAGCATTAAAGCTCACAACCGCGCGAGGTTTATAGTTGTTGTATTTATAAATTACTGCAGGCTCTTTATTGCATTGCTCTGCTGCCTTACTTGCCTGCACCCACCATTCATCTTTGCAGCCAACGCCTTTCGCATATGCCTTAGCTTCAATAGAAAATGGGAAGTTAGGGTTATCAGGTATAAGATCGCCTTCGGCTGCGCTACGATACTGCTCTAAGTTGCGTGAAAACTTTATGCCGAGTTCTAGCTCTAATATCTTGCCCAGCTTACGTTCCCAATCAGCTCCTTTTGTGCGACTATTTACCATGTTACTCTTCCATTACTTCCGTAATTACTGCCTCAAGATTTATCCATTCAGTCATGGCTATTAGTGTTTTTATGCGGTAATCTTTATCAACACCGCGTGCAAGAGCATAAACAGTAGGATAGGAAATCCCTGTCGCTCTCTCCACCTCTTTTAAGTTTTTACCCGCAAGCCTCTCAGGCAGCTCGTCAGGTGCATAAAGTCTCAATCTCATTACATTGGCACCACTTCAACATTTAACTTTTCTAGTAACTTTATCCCCATTGGATCGCGATATTGTGTCTTGTAAAAAACGCGCTTTATACCTGCAGCAGCTATCATTTTTGCGCAACCAGGACAAGGCGACAATGACGTATAAAGATCGCAGCCTTCAGTTGTCAAACCATGGCGCGCGCAAAATACTATAGCATTTTCTTCTGCATGTAATACTTCAGCGCGTGTATTCCCATCGCAGTCTTCGCACTTGTTATCGTAACCAGGTGGAGTGCCATTATATCCTGTTGCTATAATTCTGCCATTCCTAGCTATTACAGCCCCCACCTTGCTACGCTCACAACGAGAAAGATCTGCCCATATTTCTGCAGTCTTTATCAGTGCGTAATCTTGTCTTTGCCTCAAGATAAATCCTCCAATAGATGAAAGTGACGAGGATAGACGTGCAAAGATCCCGCATGCCAAAATATGTCAGTCGTTTCTAAAGTATAGAATTTGCTCAACACATCGATGCACTTAGCATAAACAAATTTATGCCAAGCGTAGTCGTTATTGTAACCGTAGACGACGTCGTTAGATCTCATATTGACGTGATATTCTAGTTTATTTTGGCGGATCAATAGCTGCACTGTGTTAGTGCACATAAAGTCGCGCATGCCATCTTTTATTGCATCCTGGTGCATCGTAGGCCTTGTGTAGATCATCACTGCCTGACGGCTATGCTTATCCTTTACTAGCTGCACAATGGCTTGCGCAAATTGATTGTGATTTTCTTTGCTATATATGCACCAACCATAATTGCTATTGATGAAGCCTTTTTTACTCGCAACCTCTTTCCATATCTTCGGTATATTAGGCGCAAGACCATCAATATTAAGGTTCTTTGATTTATACCAATTAATTTCCTTATCAATATATTCAAGGTTTGGTTCGCCAAATATAGAAGGCTCATCTGCAATAAATGAAGCACCCGTTATCTCAACAGTGCCATTTATACAAAGCTCTTCTGCTTGATATTTGCGGACAAAAGCCTCTCTAATGTCCGCAACTGTATTTCTATGTATGTCAACCATTATTCTGCTCATTGATGAATTGCTCTAGCAATGTAGCGTAGCCAGCAATATCATGCGCATTATCTGCATACATTGGATCACCAATGACCATACGCGAGATTTTATGGAAGATCATATGCAGGCACTCAAGATGTACAGGGGATAAACCTGCATTGGCCTTAAGCAAAACGCAGTCCATTAAAGCTTGCGTTAATATTGCATTATCCTCCATTGAGCCATAGCGAGACCCTCGCTGCTCAACTGTATCTGCTACATTATTTGTCATCTTCACTCCGTCTAATTTCAGACAACGCAAAGGCTATAGCTATAGTTGCGCGCTCACATTGCTCGCGAGTAAGCTTTTCGCCCTTAGTTCGTCCAATATCACGAAATACTGACTTTGGTGACGTATTGCTTGTATCTTTACGGCCAAGCATATAATCAAGTGTTTCTTGGATACGCATTTTCATCTCCTTACCATCCAAATTCTGCTGCACTTACTAGGTCTTTTATATTTGCAGGCTTAAAGTCTTCGCCTTTAACAAGGTCAATCTGAAAAGATCCACGCTTGTTGTTCGCTCCTAATGTTTTAGTCATATTGGAGCCCATTACACGACCATAAGCTTGTTCAAATACATCTGCAAAGCCCATGCGTTCTGCTGTGCCTAAGGCGAAGACTACAAGATCAACTAATGCGTCAAGCTCGTCTTCTTTAGTCTTAGCAGATGTAAACTCGCTTAATTCTTCTAGCATTGCTGCGATACGAAAGCGACGCTCTTCATCGCTGAAGTTAGGCAGCTCAGCATGTGATATGCCGAACTGATTATGCATCTTTTTTATTAGATCTATCATTTTGTTTCCCTTCATAGATATTGTTGACCAGGTTGTCCAAGTCAGTTTTGTTTTGTGCAGAGAATAAATAAAGCGGATTTCCGCCCGCTGGTCCATATTCCTGCAATAAAGTGCAATCGCAATTGTAGCGTTGCGCAAAAGCCTTTACAGAAGTCTGATCCACTTCATGGCTAATGTCTAGTTCTTTATGGTACATAACTTAACTCCTCGTTTTACCATAATTCGACTGCTATCAAAAATAATATGAACTGTAAATGCATTTTTTTGTTTGCAATGCTTTTATATTTAAAGTATAAAGAATTATAAAGACTTTTAATGAGGAGCAAACCAATGAAAACACTCGTAGTAAGATCATTCTCTACTTCAGAACACACATTAGAAGAAATCAAAGACATTATGGAGCAAGAGAAAAGCGCAGCACTGGCGCGTCAATCCATCCAGCGCATTGATGAAATGATGAAGCAGTTGGATCAGGAAAAGCCACGTAAAATAAAAGTGCGCAATCAAGGCGGTCAACTTAGCTAATAGGAGCAAACCAATGACTAAATCAGATTACGCGATCCTAATTATTTTCGGCGCTGTTATGATTGTAGCAGGTATGAATATCGACGCAATGATGGTGATGCAATGACATATAACGATTACGACGAGCGTATTATTAATAGCTACAGCCAATATAGCATAGAAGAACTTAATGATAAACTTGATGAAGCAAAGGCTCGCATCCAGCAGGCTAATGCTGTATTTATGAAGTCTGGTTTAAATTCAGACAAAGATGCAATGGAAAGCGCATCAATACGTTTCTACAACTTGCAAATGGTCTTGAGACATAGAGGAGCAAAATGACACAAAATCAGCTTAAGAAGTATATCGAATTAACAATAAGAGACTGCAAAGCAGCACGAGCAAATCAGACCGCAGCAATTACACATATTGACGCAATACATTCGCGCATGAAGCATGTGTTAGATAAGCTGGAGGAGCAAGATAAGGATGTAACAGGAGCACCCGTTTAATGGTTAATATGGTTGATACTTTGACGCGAGTATTAAAGCGTAAACCGACAGAAGCAGAATTAGGCAAATTTATGGAAATGAAGAGAGAGCAGGAGGGATATAAAAAGCAAAAGCTTTTTGCAAAAGAAGATCTTGCTAAAAACTTCACTAAACCACGAGAACCCAGGACGCCTAAAGCCGTAAAAGAATATCAATATAAATGGCCTAAGCGTGCATCGCAAAATGCATTGAGGATTAATCGCATGCTCCATCTAAAAATGACGATCGCAAATATATCATATGTTTTAGATGTGGGTGAAAATATTGTGATTGCCGAAATAAAGAAGTGGCAATTGCCACAAAAATGAGTTTCGTGTGGGTCGGGCTAGGGACGGAAAATAGGCTTAGCAAAGTGGCTGGGAGGAGCCACACCGACCCACGCGATATTTTTAACGCATCCAGGAGCGTAATGAAATGGAATATTTCTTCTTATTAGTTTTAGAATATGAGATAAATGGTGGGTGGATGCGCAGTAGGTTTATTTTACCAAATGCAGCAGCATGCCAACATGCTATTCGCGCAAATGAAGATTTAGCTACTTCTCTTAATGCAAATCTTTATTGTATTGAAACGGATGTGCCATCTACGATTATAGAACGTAATACATCACCGCGCCCAAGGTTACGCCCAACAGACTTTTAACTCAGATAAAAATGAGGTATTCTTTCTTTGTGTAGCCAACACAAGAAGGAGCCTCTTTGCCTTATAAAGACAAAGAGAAAGCGAAAGCTTATCATAAATCTTATGGCGCGTCCTGGTATAAGCGCAATCGCGAAGTTAGTCTGCAAAGAAGCAGTAAGCGCAAGAAACAAGAAAGAGCAAAGTTTCAGAAGTTTAAAGCGGGCCTTGCCTGCTTTTTTTGTGACTTCTCGCATCCCGCGGTAATAGAATTCCACCACCCCGAGGCAGCTGGAGAAACAAAAGTTGGCAAATTAGTTTCTCAAGGTTCATTTAAAAAAGCTTATGCGGAAGCGGAGAAATGTATACCATTATGCGCGAATTGCCACCGAATATATCACTACCAGGAAAGGGAAGGCGCAAAGGAAGCCTAGACCATCAACTCAAAATGCGGACCATCAATAAATGGTCTACGCCCTTGTGATCGGCGCAGATCGATATATGCATTCATAGCATCTTCTGCTGAACCTTCCCAAGAGCCAATGTCGTCTATTTGCCATGCAGCACCCCAGCGGATTTTGCAGCCTACAGCATTAGCCCCATCGGCCATAGCATCTGCAAGATCGTCGTAAAGATTAAGTTCCCATGAGCCTCTGCCATTGATGTAAGCCATCAAGTCAACGGCAAGTCCGTCTAAATGCTTAGACTTCATCGTTTGACTTGCGCCTTTAGCAACTAATTCTTTCTGCTGCTCAATTGTACGTAAACCCTGAATAACTCCAAAGTCTGTCTTCGTTACGGTTATAGCATGCCGCACTACTGCAACCATACGCTCATCTACACCTTGCAGCCTATCTAAGCTACGACGGCTAAGTTTGAATTGGCTCATTTCTTTAAACCTCTCATAGTTCTTATTCCAAAGGAGGCAGCAATCGACGCATACATACCCCATTGTACCCAGAGGGGTGTCGTCTCAAGATTTGCAAATCCTCGTGCCATGCTATCCTGTAAAGGCGGAATAAAATTAGCAAGCATAATGCCAACAAAAACAACCGTCCAAAGCTCATCTTTCCAGCTTTCTTTACTCGCCTCTATGGCACTTTGTTCCCAGTCTATTTCGCCCGTCAACTGTTTTTTCTTTATTTCAGCTTCGGTCAACTTGACTGCAGTCTTAGCATCGATGTAAGATTTAGCTAAACCACCTAAGCTGCCAATAATTTGCCCTATCATAATGAACCCCGATCCGTCTTAGCCTCTTTATTCATCCAAATACCGAAACAACCAGTAAGCGCACCCATACAGACAGAAACCAGGCCTGCCTGACCATTCGTCGGATCAGGCAATGACATATACCAATGCACAGATTGATAAGTCAGGATTGTGACGACTAGCATCATTAGGCGGGGGAAGATCTTATATTCGTCAATGACTGTTGCCGGCATGATAGTGCTCCGCTATACGTTTATTGCTTGTGATTATAACAATTTTATTGTTTTTGTATACACACCAGACATTACGCCTAATTTCGATCAACCGCAAAACAGACGACTGCTTGCCCGACATTTTTAACCATTACCTTTGCCCTTGCTTTTGCTTTATTGCAATGCGCTTCTGTCCCAAACGCTCCAAGCTGATAATGCTCGAATTTATTATCAATAAAACTAAGCCAAACTAAGATCCACATCACCAGCGCTCCAAATAAACGCCTAAGTAGTAAACCGAAAGCGCTAAAACAATAATTGCCATTAATATGCCCGCTGCAGTCGCTATGGCTTCATTACGCTCTTCGCGTGCCTTTTCTGCAGCCTTTTTCGCAGCTTGCCTTTGCTTTCTCGCTTCAGCTTGCCACTGCTGCCAGCGGTCCCAAGTTCCAGGCGGAGCGTAAAGCCTGCAATAGCTTTCTAGCTCTTTTCGCTTAGCACGTAAGTTTTCTAAATGCTGGAACTCTTCCCAGTCTCCCTCAGACCCACCAGTTATTGCGGTTAATGGACTATTTTTTTTGCGGTTAATAGCTTCTTTTACTTCTTCTTCTGCTGAAAGAAACTTACCGACCGAGCTAATAAGATTTGCGCTCTCTTTGCCATTACTAAGAGCTTGGCGGATAACCGAATAAGCGGCATTCGCAGCCATAATGCTCTCAAGTATAGCCATGTTATCATCCCATATTGCTCACCACATAAGCTGTGATACCTGCAGTTGCAACTATCCAGAATATGCGTTCAAGGAAGCGCAAAGTTACACCGTCAGCACCCGAGATCTTTTCTATCTTAGAAACGCGCTCTGCTAACTTATCTTGTGCATCATCATAAGTATCCATGCGCTTAAACAAAGTAACCATGCGCTCTTCCATACGCGCCAACGAAACAATTGCCTTTGACATTTCGTCTAGCTTTTGCTCGATCCGTTCTAATCGCTTTTCGTCAGGCATGTTAGACCTATGTAATATCGTCGGTAATCTCTATCCGAATATACCCGTTATTCGGAAAAGTTTCTACAGATGTATCCGCAAAAGTAACCTCAAACTCAGCCTGATATGAACCCACAGTGGCCGTATCTGCCGCATCCCAAATGTACTGCACAATGCCGCTTTCTGCTGTTACTATGCTTGCGTCTGCGTCAACTACAGCTGTTTCGCCACCAACGGTACGCATATGAAAGCGAATACTTGCGCCAGTTAGGTTTACTGGGTCTTCATCGCCGTCTTTTAGAATAGCCCGTAGATTAGGCGATGTGTCATTTTGCTTAATATAAAAGGCCATTAGGTATACTCATTGTTTGTTTGCGTTAGCTCAACTAACGTATATTCGGTGTCTAACTCAACGTAGTTTGGCGTATTGATGCTAATTGTAGCAGAATTTGCAGCAGTTATAAACTCCACAATGTTTGGCTCCCCTGTCACTAGGGTTACAGTGGAAAGTTCGCCGTCAAAGGTGTAGCGCGGCTTGTACAGAAGCGCATCTTGATAGGCAAATGTGAAGGTGCCAACGTCAATGCGTTCAATCAGTGCTTCATTTACCGCTGGCCCTACCAGCGCAAACAAGCCAACGTCTAGGCGTTCACTGATAGCCTCTGTGATTGCTTGGCCTGTAACGCTAAACGTACCGTTTTCCGTACGCTCTGAGACACCTTTGTTGGCAGCAAAGCCAGAGTAGCTGAATGTGCCTACGTCAATGCGTTCCAGCAATGCTTCGTTGACAGGCTGACCGTCTAGCGCAAATGTGCCGACTGCAATGCTTTCGCTGATATCTTCTGTGATTGGACGACCATTGAAAACAAAGGTTCCAAAGTCTGCCGCTTCGGTGAAGGCTTTGAACGCTGGCTGACCCGCAATGCTAAAGCTGCCGAAGTCAGTGGCTTCACTGATGCCTTCGTTAATGTCCTGACCGCCAAGGGTAAAGAACTGACCCGCCGCTAATTCAGATAGTGCTTTGTCACCGTCTTGCCCTGCTAGGCTAAAGATACCCGCACCAAACGAATGAACGATACGCTTACGGGCAACCTGACCTGCGAGGCTGAACACACCCGCATCAGCGCGTTCAACAATGTCGATGTCAATTAGATCGCCGTCATACCAGACTTCATTGTCTAGCCATTCGCCACTGTCTAGCCATTCGTCGTTGCGCTGAATGCCACCATATGAGGCTTGGACAAAGTAACCAGTACCCGCTGGCACTGTAAGTGACTTCGGCACGCCAATGCCCACAAAGTCAAACAGGCCAACATCCGCGCGTTCAACGATGTCATAGTCAACCAGATCATCATCAAGCCAAAACTCATTGTCAGCCCAGTAGCCCGTATCAGGCCAAACGTCCAACCTCTGGATATTCTCATAGTCTGCCAGAACAAACAGACCAGCTTCCGCAAGCATGGTATAGGCTGCACCCGCTGCTTGCCCTGCTACGCTGTATGATGTGGCTTCAGCGGGTTCTATGATGCCCCTGCCAGCGTCTTGGCCTGTTAGGGCAAAGCTGCCGCCGCCCAAACGTTCAGTGATGTGAACATTGGCATCCTGACCCGTAGTGGAAAATGAGCCATGCGCAAATATGTCTGTGATTAGCTTAGAGGCAATGCCACCAGAATAATTAAAGTTGGCTGGGTCAATATGCTCAAGCAATGCTTCATTGACTGCATTGCCAGTTATAACAAATGTGCCAACATCTATGCGCTCACTGATGTCCTCAGTGATTGGCCGTCCGTTGAATACGAAATTGCCGTAAGCTATATTGTCGGTAAGTGCCTTGTTTGCCGCTTGACCGCTGATGGTAAAGCTGCCGAAGTCGATAGCTTCCAGTAAGGCTTCGTTGATGTCTTGCCCACCAAGCGTATAGAATTGCCCTGCGGCTAACTCTGTGATGCCTTTTAGTGCATCCTGACCTGTTAGGCTGAATGTGCCGCTGGTGATGCTTTCCAGTAAGTCTTCGGTAACGCCCTGCCCAGCTAGGGCAAATGATCCAGCATTGGCGGCTTCTGCTACCGCCAAGGGAATTATGTTGTCTTCACCCCACGCACGGGCATCAGACCAAGCATAAGCATCATCCCAAGTTTCACCTTCAGGAAACCATGCAGTTGACCATGCAAAGCCACCTGTTTGTGCAGTTAGGGATGATGATGCCATGCTTCATGTCCTACTATGCTTCTTGTGCTGCTAAGTGTGCGGCATAAGCATCCTTAACCGCTTGTGTGTGTACTGCGTTACAGATGGCTTGCACCTCTGTGCTTTCACCTGTGATGTCTGCATCTGGTGCGACGACATGGCGTGAGAAG